GGATACATCTACGTTTTTGGATATCTTCCAAAAAATATACAAACCCTTGAATATTATGATACCTATCCTCTTGTGTTGGTCGTCAAACTCGAACCTGATGGCTTCTATGGTATCAACTTCCATTACCTACCATATCATTACCGGGCCATGCTATTCGATCATCTTGCCACGACTCGAAAGAAACAGAAGAACAGAATACTTATAGACTATAAGAGCTTAATTGGTGGAAAGAGGTATAAATATTTTAGACCGTGTTATCGACACTATCTGTTTGGTGGAATAAAGACGAAGTTGTTAACCGTAGTAGAAAGTGAATGGTCGACTGCGCTGTTTTTGCCGTTTGACCTGTTTCGTTCAAAGAATCAAGCAAACGTTACAAAGTCGATAGTATGGGAAGAATCTAAAAAGAAGGTCAGCTAATGTCGCAATCATCTTTTGACAAATTGTTAGCCGATATAGCTAAAAATTATCCTGGTTCGGGTAAAGAAGTTGCCAAGCAGCGTCTTACGGCGTTGAAGGCATATTGGAAAAATATCAGAAACGTTATCAATACCCAGATGTTTCCTAATCCGCCCAAAGCTGCTCCGAAGAAACCTACAGCTCCCGCGGCCACATCAAAGAATTATGGAAAGCAAAAAGTTCCCGCTGGAGCTCCTGCTGGTCCTGAGGGTGACAAATCAGCAGTTTCTTCAATCGACAAATTGGTCGAATCTGTAGGTATTGCCGGCGTAGCTTCGTCGGCGCGTTATCAAGTAACGTTGACACTTCCTCCTGGTTTAGGTGGTCTTTCCGATCAACACATGCTTCCTATGTGTACCAATGTTTCCATACCAGGAAGAACATTAAACACTACTCCACATATCATGTACGGTCTGACCACCAAAATGCCATTTGGTGTCTTATATAACGATTTGTCGTTAACCTATCTATGCTCTGATGATATGTATCAAAGGCACATTTTTGATGGGTGGCACGCTTTCATTGTAGATATGGATTATCATTACTGGAACTTTTTTGATGACTATGCTGGAAAAATAGATATTAAGAAATACACAGTAGACAATGTTCTGAAGTATCATTCAACCGTTGAAGACTGCTTTCCTATTAGTGTAGAAGAACAAGCTCTTGCCTACGAAACCGAAACACCATTAAAGATAACAGTACATTTTGCTTATCGTCGTTGGACGACTGAAGTTGGTTTGTTTGGTGGCACGATGCCTGCCATCTAGTACCATCATAAATATGTTTGCGTTTGAATGGAGAAATTAACATGAGTTCGTTACCTAAAATTGCGTATCCTATCTTTACCCTTGAATTACCAACCAGCGGAAGGACAATCAAATATCGTCCCTTTCTGGTCAAAGAGGATAAGCTATTGCTACTGGCGAAGATGAGTAGTGAGACAAAGGATATGATTATGGCGGTTAAGCAAATCTTAACCAATTGCATCTTAGAAGATGACATTGATGTTGATGAATTGCCTATTGTAGATATTGAATACATTTTTCTTTCTCTACGAGCTAAGTCAATTGGTGAAGATATTACCATCAAGTTTGCGGGGAAAGAAAATACTGAATGTCCTGAGTGTCGAAGGGTCAAAGTCGCCCACGTTAACCTGAATAATGTGAAAGTAACCAAATCAGAGGGACATATAAAGGAAATCAAGATTGACGACCAGATTGGAATTACGATGAAATATCCAACATTTAGGGAACAGCTAAAGCTTGAAACCCAAAATATGGACGATCCTCAAAATTTACTTGACGTTCTTCTTACGAAGATCGCGAATGGTATTGAAAGTATTTTTGAGTATCAGGGAGAACAGCAAATATTCTACGCAAAGGATTCAACGCGAGAAGAGTTGGTGGATTTTATAGAAGGGCTACCACAAGAAGCCCTGGAGAAGATTGACCAGTTTTTTACTACATCTCCCAAAATTCGTCATGTCGTTGATTTGTCGTGCGCTTCTTGTGGACTCAAAGAGGAGTACATTCTTGAGGGGTTAGAAAGTTTTTTCGTGTAATGCTGAACCACGACACGTTGGAAAACTATCATCTAACTAATTTTGGTTTGGTTCAGCATCATAAATACAGTTTGACAGAACTCGAAAACATGATTCCCTACGAGCGGCGTATATACGTTGACTTGTTGATACAATTCCTCGAAGAGGAAGAACTGATACACAAGAGCGGAGCTAAATAATTGTATGGCAAGTGTAAATAACCGAAGACAAAGCCGAAGGCAGATGGCATGGGTAGCACTAATTTCAATGTTAGTGGTTACCTATCTAATATTTTTTCATGTCGAGCTTCACCGCCTTCAAGCTATAACTGAAGTCATCCAATGGTTTTACGCTACAATGGCGTCGATTGTTTGTGGTTATAATGGATTTGCTACTGTATTCGATATGAAAAACATAAAGGGTGGAAAGTGTCCCCCTAAAGTAATTGATAATCCAGATGATGAGGATGACGAAGAGAACCAAGCTACCAAGTCCAAGTAAGTAAGCGATGAAAGACGTCCAAAAAAATCTTAAACACATAAAGCAAGCTATCAAAGCTAGAAGAAAGGACATCGGCGATGCCCTTGGTGGAAGGAAAAAGGATTATTTCGAGCTAGAGGAAGGCTTTGTTGATCGAATTGAGGCCCTTAATGTGGGACAAGGCGTCGATCTTGAAGGAGCTTCTGCTAAAATCGAAGATGTTCTTCGTGATATTATCAAAAAAAGTCGTGACGCTTCAGTAGCAGAATTAAAAATACAAGCCCTCCGTCTCAAAAATATCGAACGACAAATTGATCTAAGCAAACATGAAATAGATTCTAATCGCCTCCAACATTTACAGACAGGTTTGGACGCTACTAAAAAGGTTGTGGGCGATGATATTAATAAGCGAACGAGCCTTCCCCACATAGTTGGCTCCAAACTACGTGATAAGGCTGCGACACTTAGTTTCGGTGGTATGGGAGCAGCGATGGATAGTCCATTACTCATGATAATGGGACATCTGATTGACAAGGGCCGAGAGGTCATGAAAGCCCGCGCTGAAGCTAAGAAAGAAACATTGGCCGGGGACACCGAAGATATACTACGAGAAGAGATAAAGGCGCGCCGAATACTCAAGGAGGCAATTAAAGAGGAAACGGATGCTCGAAAAAGAGTATCAAATAAACTTGATGGAGAAAGCTCTGGCAGGCGCCGGCTAAAAACTCCCCTCCAAAACGGAACAGAAGAAGGCATAGAAATGCCTACGTCTGATAAATCCGAATTCGAGAAACGCACATTTGATTTTTACGATACCATCACCAATAGAGTTATTTCAATTGAATCCATACTTGTGAAAATGGTAGACCTCGACAAAAAACGAACAGAGGTGGCCGAAGATCAATTAGAAGAACAAAAAGACGCCAACACCGAACGTGGTTTACAAGAGCAAGATACGAGATATGCAGGAACCAAAAAAGGTTCAAGCACAGGAAGCCGTCTTGTTAAAGGAATGGAAAAGGGAGGTCTTATCGGCGGCCTCGGAAATATGGTTTTTGGTGGTCTCAAAGATGTTGCATTGGGTGCCATCGGAGGTGCTGTAGCTTCTGGCGGCCTCATGGCACTAATTGGAAGCATATTGAGCGCAATGATTGTTCCCGCTCTTGTAGCAATAATAGGATTTTCTGTATACCGTATTTGGAAAAGCGGCGCGATAGGATATTTATGGAAAGACTTTAAGACTTCGGTGCCGGGTGCTGTAACATCTCTTCTCAACTCCGTGGGAATCAAAACCGGAGAACAAAAGAAGCAAGCTGCCGTTGAAGAAAGCGCAAAAGCAATTGTCGATATCCAAAAGCAAATCGAAGCTGAAAAGACAAAACTCCAAAAAAATGTCATGACAGAAGAACAGAAGGCGAAAGAAGAAGCCAAGATTCGCAAAATGGAGGAAGAGTTACTTCGCAAGCAGCAAGAGCTACAGAAAAAAATTGGTGATAAAGCTGCTGGGGATGCGGTTAAACGAGCCACCACAGAGGACAAACACGCCAATATGACCAGTGCCCAAATGCACAAGGCGATGAAAACTTCGATGGAGCACACCAAACAAAGCATTTCAACCAAGCAGGGTCTTCATGCTGTTGTTCAGCAGAAGATAGCCGATCTTGAGTCTCAAAGAAGTGGTTTTGGATCTTTTGTTACGAACCCGGTAGGATCAGCTTTACACAATCAACAAATCAATGAACAGATTGCCATACTTCAACAGAAAGAGCAAAATAATCCTGATCAATTGCGTTCTGAAATAATGGTCGAAAACTGGAACCAATTAAAGGAACAACAAGGATATGGTAAAATTTCAGGACAGACGGGTGGTACTGCTGAGGCCGAGGCCGCACGGGTGATGACGAGGGGTTCAACCAACACACAACTTCCCGCCGCTTCTACTCCTGCACAATCTGCTGGCGGAAGAGAACGAATGACTGGAACCCAAACAGATCAGAATATCCAAGGACAACAAATCAAGGGCGGGTTTGAGGAGAAATCACAATCAATAATGTCGCGACTCCAAAAGGATCTAGGCATCGGAAAAGAAGATGCGGCCGCAATAATGGGAAATATTGGGCACGAAAGCGCCGGGGCAACACCTGGAATAGAACAGAAAGGCGGCGGTGGTGGACTTGGTTATGCTCAATGGACCGGATCGCGTAGAACTGACTTTGAAAACTTCTGCAAAACGAATGGTCTAAGTACAAAATCCGACGAGGCCAACTATCAATTCATGGTCCATGAATTGCGGGGTTCCGAGAAGGGAGCATTACGTAAACTCCAACAAGCCGGAACACTCGAAGAAAAAACAATCGCATTTGAACGAGCCTATGAAAGAGCCGGTATCAAAAGTTACGATAGCAGGGTCCAATATGCTCAGAGAGCAATGAAGGGTTACCAAACAGACAGACAACAAATTCCCGGAGGCGAATTTGCGGGAATTACGAAAGATGAATTTAGTAAATTCTCCAACTACGGGCAGCAATCGCATAAATTTGAAGAAGGATTTGGAAAACTAACTCCAGAAACACAGAAAGAGTATATGTCTCTTGCGAAGAGATATTATGATGCTACTGGCCAGAAGTTGAATTTTTCTAGCGGATGGAGAAGCCAAGAAACCCAAGATGCCATAAAACAGGGGAAATTTGGTCGCGGCGGTAACCCTGCCGCTTCAGTGTCTCGGCACACCACCCAAGGTACAGAAATTGACATTGACCAAAACCAAGCATCTCAATTAGAAAAAATGGGATTGTTGGGAAGCTTTAAGAGACTACCTGGAGATCCTGTACACATCTCTTATGCTGGCGGAAAAAATCCTGGTATCGGAGCTGGCAGTGCCCAGTATGTTAAGAACGAACAATACTCTCCCAATGTTCTACCAGGACAGGGAATCTCAAATATTGGAGCCCCACGATCTCCACTATCAATGGCGGATAATTCATTTTCTAATTCGGGTGGTTTGGGTGATCTTCTTGGAGGTGGATTAAGTGGACTCTTTGGTGGTTCCACCGGAGGATCCAGTGGCGGTGGTTTGCTCGCATCAGCAGGAGGATTATTTGGTTCCGCCGGGACAGCTATTCAATCAAGTGCGATGTCAGGAATAAAACATGCCAGCTCATGCATGAAAGGAAGATCAGCCGGGAAAGTTATGAATTCTCCGGGGGCTGGCGCCTCGGGTGGCGGCGGCCAATACCCCAAACCAGAATTACAAAACCCGCGTACATCAGATCATATATTAATGGCTGCAATACTCAACACGTTTGCGTCAACTTCAAATTAAGCCAAAAAAGGGCGGTGACTAGCACCGCCCGGAGACACGCATTATAAGGAGATCACTTAATCATCATTAGCAAGGCGCTGAACGTAGGACAAATCATCATCGTCCTCTTCAGCCTTTGGTTTTGATGCGGTTGCAGTAGCTTCCTCATCAAACACTTTATCGGCAGCCTCTTCCACAGACACATCATCTTCCTCTTCCGTCTCAACTTGTCTGGCTTGTTTTGAACCAAGCACACGATCAAGGCGAGCCTTCAATTCGTCATATGTCTTGAAGTTCTTTTCAGAAACGAATTCCTGAACGGAATAGCACTTCTTCCAAAGCTCGTCAATCTTTTCGTCATCATCAAAAACAGGAGAAGGAGAAGCAAACTCAGACTTGTCATAGTTCGGGAAACCATCTAAGAAACGGACACGAAGCTTGAAATTAGCCCCATTCCAAAAATTAAACGGATCGAACGGATCTACCTGATCTTCAATGGCGTCCTCTTGGGGAAACGCAGCATCTTTGATCTTCTCAAGTATTTTCTTTCCATACTTGAACAGGAATACTTTGCCCTCATTCTCGGGACATGCCGGATCTTTAATAACCAGAATGTTCGAGATAAAGTGCAAACGACGCTTCTGGGAACGAGCGATATTCTGATTCGCTTCAACACCAGAATTCCAGAGTTTGGTATTATACTCACTAACGGGGTCAGGTCTTCCAATCGTGGTCAACGAATTCTCGATGTACCAACCACCGGGACCCTTAAACCCATGAGAGAACAATTTCACAAACGCGACATCTTCTCCTGGAGGGGCTGGAAGGAATCGAATCAGAGCTGAGCCATTCTTGGACTTATCCAAGGTCGGTCTCCAAAAACGATCATCTTCCTCTCTGTCTTTCTTGGACAGCTTCTCAACCTCGGAGCGCAGATTGTCCAGGCTTGATTTGTTCTTTAATTTTTTAAGTTCTTCGAATGACATAGTGTATCCTTTAATTAAGTGTATTTGTATTATAGCAATATTTTTCGTATTGTCAATGTTTTTCCTTCACTCCCAGAATCGGGAGCAAAATCTTTTTCCAAGTCTCCACATCCGACAGAACACCACCGATTTCCACGACAGGCCATTTCTTATCTGGTAGAAAAATGGACAACTTGTGACCACAATCTCGACAAGTAATGACAAGTTCTGGCGATTGTAAAGACTCCTTATTATATATGCGTCTCTCTACGTCAAGACCAAACGTAAAACACGGACCATCTTTTGGACTTCGATACGTCCTTTTGGTCCGTTTAATTACCTTGGCTTTTGGTAGCTTCTTCATAAAACGCTTTTCTCATTATACTACGGTATTTGTCTTTGTCAAGGTTTTTAGCAAAAAAACTTTTGTAACGCTCACATCTTTGGCGCAACCTCGGCCATACATAATTCTCAGTGATGTTCTTATTCCAATGTGGGAAGAAGTTAAGAACCTCGTTCATGATTATCAAGGTTTCTACTGATATATCTTTAACGAGAACCATCCGAAGAAGCTTTGGATGTTCGTTTCCTTTGCATCTAAAGAGTGCATCAAAGCTCTCAGTAATGGCACATTTAACAACTTCTAGTTCTTGTTCAAACAAATAAGACATGCTTTGTTGGCGTTTCTGGTAGTCCAAAAAGCGATCATGAGCTTGCTGTTCTAATAGACGTCCAACCCACGTATTGGGCTCTTTCATTAGATTAGCAACCAGGAACGATTCGATCTCCTCTTCTTTGTATTTGTTCCGAAGCTTGTCGAAATAATACTTATCGTTCCTGGCTTGGAACGTTTCACGTTTCACTGCCACCTTTCCAGCATATTTGAAGTAGTCGTAGCTGGGACTTGAAAAATGGAGCTTTAGGGCAAGGTATTTTTGGTAGACTTCAAACGAGTTCATTCGAGGAATTCGAGTTTACTTGGCTTTCTTCCAAGAAGATTTAGATCCGTGGCCTCCGACTTTAGCCGATCCTTTATGGTTTTATTAATCAACTTGGGCACCACATCATAGTCAATATTGTTAAGCTGCATATAATACATTATGGCTTCAAGATACGAAAACTTTTTCTCGTTAACCAGCTTCTCTATTTCTTTTGATACTATTGCAGAATTTTGTAACTTTAGCATTATCGTTCCAGGAGCATGTTGTGTTCTTTGAGAATGTTTGCGGCCTCAACATCACTCAAATATCCATCCAGTCGATCACGATCCGCAAACGTTTCGGTCAAAATCAACTTTCCACCAACAGCATCAAACACGCTATCTGTTGGTTGTTCACTTAAATAAACACGAAATCGAGCACCTCGATAACGTATATAAACCGCCCTACCATCATCTAAAAATCCTTCCCATTGCACCGGACAGGCGTCAGTAGTTCGACACAGTTCCCAAAAGGGTATTTGAATATCCTCGGTTCTAAGCTGTTCCATCAACCATGTCCAACTTCATCAAAACCTTCAGAAGCAATTCGTCTGATAGGTATCCACCAATATCAAAGTCATCAACTGGGTTTCCGCCATTATACAAGAAAGCAAAATATTCTGGATCGAACATCTTATCATCAGTCCTTTTCCATGTTTCCAGTGGCTCTTTACTCACGACCACCTTAAACTTTCCATAACGATACCAAATACAAACCAGGTGACCATCAGGTAGACTATATTCCAGAACCGATGGATGACTCAGATTGGTGCGTCGGATTTTGTTTGGGTCGATTTTAATATCCATAATTCCTTATTAACAGTGTTTGCATATTAAGCAAACCAAAACAACTAAAATATAAAGTCCATATTGCATACCGTAGTACAGTATCACCAACCATGGAATTTCATTTGCCATGGAAAAGAATTTCTCTGACTCACTCTGTTTTTTCATTAATCGTCTCAGAAGCAAGAGCAGTTTCTAAAACCTCTTCTGCGGGTTTCGTGGTAGGAATCTCGGTGCCCTTTTTCTCCTTTCCCACGATCATTTCCAGAGTTTTCGCCAACACCGATAGATGGTTTTTCACTCCTTCCATTTTAGCTTGTACTCTCAGCTTCTTTTGAATATTGTATGACACATGGAGTTGGTGTGCTAATTTCTGATACTCAAAACGAAGATCGTTGATTTTCGTCATCAGTGTGTATTTGTCGATTTTCTTATTCTTTGACATATTCTACTCCATAGAAATATTATTAGATGCCCAACTCTCGAATTCCAGAAATAGGGTTGAGAGATTTGGTGCCATTATGCTCCATTCCCAGTATTCAAATTCAGTCAATGCTGTTTCGCTGATGTCTTCCTGGCCAGAAATGGTGGGCATCTCGGGTCGCATCAGTTTAATGCAATACAGTTTTCTTCCCGAACCCAAATCCCTCCAACGTCTAGCAACATTGAATTCATTCGGAAAACGGAAATCCGCTATAAAAACAACGCGCTGAACATCGTCAGTAATATGTTCGCGGTGTTCTTTCTCAATTTGGTTGAAAACATACTGAGCCCAAATATCAGGGTAAATGGCACGTTGTTGCTGACCGAAAATTTGTAAGATTCGTCTAGGTGTAAGATATGGTTTGTAGTCAGGATTTGTGTGAGTTTTAATCTGTAAGACAGTATCCCCGAATCCCATTGGCTGTTTTTCGATAATCAGCCTATCGTCCATGTTGTTTGGATAACGAGTATCCTCTACATCTTTAAGATCGCCATACATTTGTTCAGGTGAGAAGTCATATAGATCGGCAACAACACTTTTGAGTTTGTCAGCAAACGCATAACGATAACAAGTCTTAGGATAACGTCGAATCATTTCGGCGGTTAGTGAATCCTTTCCTGTTCTCGCACGATGTCCCAACATCACCACGTTGATCATACCAACTGTTCCTTCTTAAGCTGTTCAAACAATGCCACCTCTCCGCCAGGCTCCATGTAGTAAACCTTCTTTCCGCGCATTTTGGCGTGTTCAATTTCTGCAGTAACGCCAACAGATATGTCCCATCCCTTAAGTTTCATGACCACCAAAGCTTCACAATGGTCCACGAAGCACTTGTCGAAGTCAGCCCAGAATGCCCAATCGCCCGGAACGTTAAATCGTTTCCAAGGCTCGTTATAGGCAATTGGGGCGAACACGTAGACACCCAGACGTAGCAGATTTATTGCTGCTTTCGTGACATCAACGGCACGACGTTTTCTGACGCGCTCGCTAGGATGTGTATATGGACTCGCCAAATAAAATAGGGCTTTAGTTGGATGTGTTTTCTTTCTCATGACAACATTATAGCACAATCAATATCAATGTCAACTAACTTATATTCAACGACATTTTCTGCAAAATATAGTCTTTTATCAAAGCATTACGCACGATATCCCTTATTTGGAATTCTAGTGAATCGAAGCAGGACATTCGAGATATGATTTTCATGAAATCCAACACCCCATTTTTGTCACCAGTCTTTATGAAATCGCTTTGGCGATAATCACCAGCAAAGATGAATCTGCAATTTTCGCCTGCACGAGTGATGACCGAATCAGCCTCATGGAAAGTCAGATTTTGGATCTCGTCCACAATAACAATACAATTACGAAGAGTCACTCCTCGGAGATGTGAAGTGGAGATGAATTCGACTACACCCTTTCGTTTGAGAATATCATACGCATCGCCTCTACCAAACAACTCGGCAAACATATCTCTGTATGGAACCTCGTACATCGCCATCTTTTCGGCAATGGTTCCGGGTAGAAATCCTACGTCTCGCGTAGGAACAATGCTGCGAACAATAATAACTCTTTCTGTCAAATCACGAAACAGATCACTTAGCGAAAGATAAAGGGAAATAAACGTTTTTCCAGTGCCCGCAACACCATAAAGAAGCTGATGCTGCCCGCTGAAATAAGAATGGAATACCTTTTCTTGTGTCTCCGTTTTTGGTTCTATATGTTTAAGCTCAAAATTTTCATTCAATATCTTCTTTCTCCGTTCTGGGTTTTTATTTTTTCCCATAAACTCCTTAATAGTCTTTGATTGTGCTTCCAGGATGAGCCCTTCTAATAGCTTCAAACTTTCTTCGCAATTTCGGATCGAGCTTTACCGCACCCATAGCAACCGGGTCACCAACATGAGGTGCGCCAATAATAAATTGAATGTTTGATTTACTACAATTGGGGCAGGGTTCTTCGGTAGGCCTCATACGATCATCCACTTTTGTTAGTTTCTCAAATGAGTAACCGCAATCTTGACAACGATAATCATACGTCGGCATATCTTCACCTATATTTATTCATCTTTAGCAACAAAACCATAAACATCTTTCATGGTTTGTTCAAGAGCTATCTCAGGTTTCCTACCCTGGCGCAAAAGCGCCCTATAATATCCTGTTGCATATCCAAGTCGCCACGTAGAACGAGCTATGATAGAAAACACGAAAAGTAGGAAAACGATAAAAAGGATTAAAGCAGTTTCCATAATTCTGACCACTTAAATGAGGATTTGGCGAACTTAAAGCTGGTGGTCATAAAGGGAAGACCAAGCTTTTCTTTTAGTCGATGATATTCGGAAATTTCATCGCGTGTTGGGGATTCGATAGATTGAATCTCGCAAACGCGAACATGCTCTTCCGTTGGATGCCCCTTACGACAATGCCGGCACATATATGTAACACCACTCATAACAAAGATTATATCACACTATGGTTTAGTGTCAAGCTCTAAGATTCCTTCTTTTCGGGCTTCTCTGGAAGTTGTCTAAGTCCGCAGGGTAATGCCTTTTGCCGCATCGTAACCAATATTTCACCAGTTTTTGGATCCGTCCAGCCATGTTTGGTTCGGACCGCAGTCTCGTGGTAGTTTGGTTTCTTTTTTGTAGTCCAAATAGGCATTATATCAACAGTTGCAAATTATGCAACAGAACGAGTTCCAGCAGACGCAGCAAGGTCGGCATCGATCACATAATTGGCATAGGGACGAGATCCCAAATTGTCCTCAATGTAACCAGCGCCCGGAACGATGCTCTGCGCGGGAACAGAAATCACAGTAGTCTCGCTGGGAACAACCGCAGAGGTTACCAAGTCGGATTGTTTGTCAAAGATTACTTCTTGAACATTCGTCTGAGCAACAGCAAACAGTTGAACGGTAGCGGTAGCACCGGTACCCGAGATAACAATACTGGCACCCGCATGGGCGTTAACGCGCTCGTTGAAACGTACCTTAACTGCCAGAGGTCCGCCTTGTGTCAAAACGGCAGCAAGAAATGCTACAGCATCAACATCAGCAGAACCGGCTTTCTCGGCACCCTGTCGGATACAATCCAAAATCTCACCGGTGACGGGATCTTCCCAACCACGCTCGGTCATGACAGCATCTTTCTTGTAAGTCGGCGGTTTGTTTAATGTCCAAATCGGCATGGCGTACTCCTTTAATTAGGTTCGTATATATTTAGTTTTTGGTAAAATCAAGCATATAACATATTTATATGCCAGAAGATACACAATAACTTACGAAGGAATAGTAATTCCAAGAGACGCAGCCTGTGCCAGGAGAGCATTGATTTGTCCCAATCTATTTGTTATCTTAGCACGATCATCTAAGACCTGTGCCTCGAAGCGTAAGGAATGGGCCGAAAGAGCTGCCTTTTCTTTCAGAAGCGATGTAATGCTTACAACTTTCTCTTTTCTCTCTGCCGATACAATTTTAATATTATCGTCGTCAACTTTAGTAATTTCGTCTGCCATTTTTCCTCTTTAACTAAAAACATGGAAGTTGATTGTGCCCACTATTTTACGCGCGGCTCTGATCGAGCTACGTACTTTATGCTCGACTCTCTGGTTCATCGCCAGGGAGCCGAGTCCTTTACAGCAGACACAATCAACTTCCATTTAAATTTAATTTCCTATATGAAAGCACCACTCTCTAAAAAAACCCGAGCCCGCATCACTCGACAAATTGTTTTGTGGGCGAATCGAAAAAATAACGCTTCTTGGACCAAACAAATATGGACAGGTTCCATTTTGGGGTCCATTGGGATTTTCAATCGCAATTGCAATATAGAAATATGCATTAAGAGACTTTCTGTTGCCTCCTAACACTCTTAGATCCGACTTCTCGCAAGGAAATCCATACATTGTCCTAACCCAATCTTCGAAATTAATGGCCAAATTGGTATGTTTGCCCTCGTCTTGTACATCCCATTCGGTTTCTCTGATGATGGGCTGTCCCTGATGATCGTAATCGTGGCCACCATACCACGAACCATCAGGCGAACTCAAAGAACTATTCAGATGAACCGGGTGGCGATATGATGCTCTTTTGTGGGTTGAACCATACATTCTTTTTCTAGCATTATATCTAAATAAGAAAAATTTTGGATTATAATCACGAAATTGATGATCAGGCGAATGCCAAGTTGCTGAAATTTTATATGTAGAATAGTATTTGCTTATTGATACAATTGCTTGCGGAATGTAGATGGCTCCGCCGCCTTGTGGTCCAGTGGAACCGGTCTCGCCCGTCGGTCCAATGGGTCCAGTCTCGCCAGTCAAACCACGAACACTTAATGTCCATCCTGATCTGTTTCCAGTACCCACAACATTGGTAACCTGCATGATGACACTTCCACCACCGTTGTTGGTAATATATCCATCAATATAATTCCCGGTGTCGTGAGTGTATCTTACAAACGTTCCTGGGGCATATGCTGAACCCTGGGCAACACCTAGAGCAATCTGGCCACCCACGGTATCTAAGTTCCATGTCTCTGGTGATGTCAA